TCTTCTGGATATTTCCTTTTCAATCTCTTTTCATAAATATCCAAATCTTGTTGGCGTCTACTTAGTATTTTATTTTCCAATACACAGGTTTCTTTAATTCCTTCAAGTTCTTTCTTAGCTAATTCTATCTCTTCTCTAAAGGCGATTAACTGGTTCTGGGCACCGCTTAACGCTTTTAGGGTTTTTGCTAGGTTATCGTTAGCTTCTGTTTGGGTTTTGTTTCCTTTTTCGGCTTTTTCAACGATTTCATCTTCTAATATTTTCTTTGTTTCTATTAGCTTTCCTATACTTTCAATAAGTTCTTTTTCTTGTTTCTTTTTGTCAGGTATCATCGCTTCAAGGGTTTTCAAGTAATTAGAATTAAAATCTATTAAGCCTTTAAGTTCTTTTAATTTTAACCTTAAATTAGAAGCTTCTTCGTAATTCGCCTTTTTTATTTTCTCTTTATCTTTTTTGTAGCCTGAAATCTCGCTATTTTTCTTTGTAATAGCTTCGGATAAATCATTATTTTTCCTAATCATTTTTTCTTCTTCAATTTTCAGCTTAGCAATAGATAGATTATAATTATCTATAATAATCTTCTTTTCTTCTAAGCTGTTATTCTTTAGAAGTTTATTCTTATTTACCCTGCGTTTTCCAGTTAACATATTATTAAACGATAACCCTATAGCGAACAAATCCGCTAACCTGAACTCCTGTATCGGTATTAATTACAAATGCTTCTCCAGGAAGTAAAGTTATAACTCCTTTATAATTCATCATAGCATTTTCTAATACAAATGCTTGATTTGCCAAGTGATAAGCACCGCCATAATTATCTGTTCCTTGTTTTAGCTGAATTGTAACATCTGAATTAGGTAGAAAATTAATGTGGTCTATAGCGATATAGCCATTTTCTGGAGCTGCAATCACTTCGTGGTCGCCACTCGTTGCAAAGTCTATATCTGCTTTCTGTAGATTTGTGTCATACATAAATTTGTTTTTTTAAATTAATAAGTTATTCCTAGGGGGAAATAATTCCCCCCAGAGTATCTCATCAATTAGGCTTTTGTTGGATATACTGTAAAGTAATAAGGAGTTCCACCAATATCAATTTCAATATCTAATTGGGTTCCAGAAAGACTAGTAGCTGCAGAGTTCTTAAGATTTTTAAGAACACCACCATTTGCTCCAGTTCCAGTAAATACAATGGAAGAAGCATTAGCAGTTAATGTAATATCTCCATCTGTTAAAGTTAAATCACCAGATGTAAGAGTAATATCACCTGCTGTAAGAGTTAATTCCCCACTAGTCAAAGTTGCATTACCTGAAGTAAGAACTAAATTACCAGAAGTAAGGGTTAAATCTCCAGCTGTAATTCCTAAAGCATCGGTGCCTGCGACAGAACCAGCAATAGTCGTTGCACCATTTTCATTAATAGTGAACACCGCTGTTGCTCCATCAGTTTGAACGCACTTTAAGAAAGCTCCACCATTTAGAGCAGACTCGTCTAATTGCAAGCGAATTAAATCGCCAGTCGTTAAAGAGTCTGAACTAAATACAAATACGCCAGAGTCTTCAGCGTTATCTGCACCGTAAGTCGTTACAGTGTCATTTTGAAGTAAGAACAAAGGTGCAGTGTTTGAAGTGCTTGTAGCTGTGAACAAACCATCAGTCAATGTCATTCCATTTCCAAATACAACAGCTTCAGAGCCATTGGTTGTAACGAAAGTTAACATTGCTGTAGCACCGCCTGCTCCAATTTTAAGGGCGGTTGCATCATTATCTTCAAGAGTCCAAGTAATATCACCTCCTGTTGAGGTAATAGTATTTGCACCGCTTAAAGTTAACCCTGTGACAGTAATTACACCTGCCTTTGTAATACCCCAAGAATTTGCTGTTCCGTCAATATCGTTTCCAGAACCAGAATTGGTAATCTGCAAACAAGAGCCAGAACCACCTGCAGCGTTGGTAATAGTCAATACATCAGTAGCAGTTGCTCTATTACCTGCGATAGTAAATGTAGCATCTGGAGTTAATGTAAATGTATTATCTGCTGCAAAAATAGTTTCCCAAGTAGGGGTTGAACCTCCACCGCCAGCTCCGATTACTGTAATCCCAGTTTTGTTCCAATAACAAAGTTCATTGGAACTATTTACATACAATCCCCAACCATTAGAGTCGTTAGACAATGGATTTGAAGATTTTGACACATTAAATCTAAGAATACCTTGTTTAAGGTTAATGTTCTTTGGACTTGAATATGTTCTTCCTGCAATAGTTGACATAATCGTATTAGGGGAAGTTGAATAGAATATTGCCTTATGGCTCACCCACTATAGCTTCCCCTGTAATTAAATTAATCTTAGGTAGTAGCGGAGTCGCCAGCAGATGCAACCCAAGAACGAGCTACATCATTGTGACCTAACGCACATAAAGCGTGCCCAAACCAAGATAAAGCTCTTGTGTAAGGGTTAATGTGAACTGGGTCAACATTGTTGGCTTCACTCTCAATAAATTGAAAGCCTTCGCTATCGGTCATACCTCTCTTGCTGTCAAACATAAACCAATATGTATCAGAAGTAAGGTAATCTAGTTCAATGATAGTGAAAGGTGGAACACCTGCACCGTCATTGTCGTTGGACTCTGGGATTTTGCCATCCTTAATAGCTTTTAGAATTTCTTTAGCTTTGAAAGATACGCTTGAACCTTTCTTGCATACTAAAATATCTAAATTAGCTGGGTATGGGTTTCCACGAGGGTCAACGAATAGTGAAGCAGTTCGGATTGCAGCCTTGTAACCTGCGTAGTCAAAAGGTAAAGAATAAGTTGTTCCATCATAAACAACATTATTCATATTAGCACCACCATCTTCTCTTGTATGAGCAGTGGTAAATGCTTCCAAACTATCTCCACCTGTGATTGTAATAGTCTTGTTTCCGCTTAACAAATCTTGATGAGTGTAAGTAGAACTAAAGCCATTAATCAATCGTTCTGCAGCTAACTTCTCTTTCTTACGATTTAGAGAGTTTTCAATCTGCTTAGTGATATTGGTTACATCTCTTTTCTTAATCGCAAATTTCCAATTAAGATAAGTAAATGGAGCTTCAATATCAATTTGTTCCTGAGTGTATTCCTTTTTGTAAGTTTCAACAGGAACATCTTTCTTGATGTTTGCGTTTTCAGCTGTGAAAGACGCTTCAGAAAGTCCTGAGATACCAGCATCCTTTTCATAGTAATCAGTTGTAGTTCTAAAGTTAAAATACTTTTTTAACTGAAGTTCTGGAGTAGACTCTTTTAGAAAATACTTTTGAACTGATTTATCTATGGCGTTTGCTGCTGCTAGGACATTCATTGGGACTGCTTGAGCCATATAAGTAGTAAATTAGTTAATAATTAAGAAATTTGACGAACAAATTGTCCAATAATCTTTTTGTCGCCTGCTGCACCAACAACACCAGTCTGCATAAATACAGGGTTGGTTACATCGTCAGTTCCAGTGTTATTGACTGTGTTTAAATCAGTCAAAGCCATCAACATATAGTTGTGGGCAACATTAGAATTATTAGCAGTTTGTGCGAAATATTCTGCATCGTAGTCCAGTGGCTCAATATAAGCAACAGTAGCTACGCCATCAGTGGCTTTGGTAACAATACCACCGCCATTGAGTAAGTTAGGGGTAGTAGAAGAAGTTGCAGCGACAAGAGTTCCAGCTGTAGTAGAACGCATAAGCAAATCGCCCACTGCGTAAGATACTGCACCGATAACTCTTTCTTTGGCTTCTGTTTTGCAACCACCAACTCTTTGAAATCCAGTAAATGCCATATAAGTTGTTTAAATTAATTAGTAAATTCTTCAATTTCATCATCGTCAAAACCTGAAAACCTAAGTCCAGGGTGACTGCCTGATACAGTCTTTTTCTCTGGTTTAGCTTCGGTTTTACTCTTTGATGTTGAAGCACCTGTTGAAACGCTTTTGATTTTTTGCTGTTGAGCTTCTATCTTGCCTTTACTTATTGATTTCTCTCCAAGTTCTTCTTTTACATCTCTATCTACCTTTTCAAAGATAGTTTTGAGTTGTTTTTGAGTTTTCCCAGCAAGTTTGTAATCGGACTTTAGAATAGAGTTAAATCTTCCCCAGTAAATATCTTCTTTGTCATTTTCGGCTGCATACTCAGGATGTTCTTCAATAAAACTTGATAAAGTTTCATTTGCCATCGCTTGGTAGCTTTGGTCTTTCCGAATAAACCCTTTTCTTTCGCCTATAATGTCAAATGCTTTGTCTAAGGTTTTAATCTGTTCGTCATCGTAGCCAAGCTCTTTTAGAGCCTTTTCGCTTTCTTGACTATCAGGCTTATCGCCTTGGAACATATCTTTACTAGAACTTTCTCTAGCTTTTCTTCTAAGCCTTGTTACTTCAAGTCTCAACGCTTTTTCTCTCGGTGTTTCTCCAGCCACTTCTTTTATCTCTGCTGTTGAAGGTTCAGCAGGCTCATCAGATGGTTCTTCTTCCTCTTCTTCATCTTCATCGTCTTCTGGTTCTTCTTTAGGTTTTTCTTCCTTTGGTTCATCTAAAGTGCGTTCTTCTCCAGTTTTTACTTCTCCTTTTTCTTCGGCTTCTTCAAACGCCTTTAAATCTTCATCTGTGATATCTTTTTTTACTTCATTGTTTTGTGACATACAATTATTGTTTAACGCCCATAAAGGTGGGCGAGTATATTAATGACTTAATAAATAAAAAGGGAACACTTTTTAGGCGTTCCCCTCTTCAACACTTGAAACGGACGCCTATCTATCTCAAGTGCCTAGCTATAGCACTCAAGATATTTTGTTTAGGCGTCCTGATTTTAATGTTCTGCTAGGCTTTAATAAGCCATTCTAAGTTTCCTAAATGTTTTGGTTCAATCTCTAGTCCAGCGAACTCATTAATATGTATATCTGGAACATCTACTTTAATATCTTGTTTTAATAACTCTTCAATATTTTCGTTGAATGCTTTGATTGCTTTTTCATCTTTAAACTTCATTTGACCTGTTTCTTTACCATCTTTGTCTTTAATAGGTTCAGCGTATTCTTTTAGCAATTCGTTTCTTTTCTTTCCATACTCTTCAACCTCTGGATTAATCTTTTTAACGAATAGAGAGAGTTTGAAACTTAATACGATAGGCAATTTAGTTCCCATTAAAACACCTAAAGACTCCAATCCTTCAATTAATTGTTTTAATTTCATATTTTTGTTGATATAAATTTGTTTATCTTTTCTTAATTCTTTTTTCATTGAATTAAATTGACTCTTCATAGAGTTATTTTAAAGCATCCTTGATTTTACCAAGAACGCTTTTTTTATTTGGTATTTCAATTTTATCTCCAGGCTCAACAATTCCTTCTAAGTTGTTATCCTTAATCTCTTGTTCTGTTGGTTGATGAACAATAGTATCTTCTGTCTGCGTATTTTTGTTATCAATATTAATAGCAGGTTCGCTAGTCTTTTCAAATAAGATTAAGCCTGCTAACTTTGATAAGTAAATTGCAGCTTCTCTAAGCATAGCTTCGCCCTTGAACTCTTTTACATTGTTTGAACCATCATTGATGATTGTAATTCTTATTTCCTTCATATAACTTATTTTAATCTAATTCTACGCTCGTATTTTAAGTTTTGTGAAACGAGCTCACACCATTTTTTAATGCTTCCCAAAATATCATTTGGGTCAACCTTTTTGCTTCTCAAGTCTTGTTTGTAATAAGATTGGTAAGCAGGGGTTGTATTTGACATTTTCATCGGAACATTGATTGTAAAAATGTTCTTATTAATGTCATACCAAGCTTCAAACCCATCTGTTGGGTCAAAATAGTGTTCAAAGATTTCTCTTTGTTTTGGAGTCAGCTTAGCTATCTCGGACTCCTCTTCTTCTACTTTTTCTGGAAGGATGTCTGGTCGTTCATCTTTGTTTAAAAGTCCTTCCACTGCTCCAAGGATTTTATCAATCTTTTTATTGGTTTCTTCCTTGAATTGTTCCAACTCACTCTTCGGAACATTTTCTTTAGCTTTGGCTCTGCCTTCAGCCATTTTTTGTTTTTGTTCTTCTGTCATACTTTTGTTTTTAACGCCCATTAAGATTAGGCGATTATATTAGTTTATTAGCTTTCTAATTCCTTTTTAGCTTCTTCTTCTTTCATTAGATTATCTTTGTTTTCAGTCATATACTTTTCGTATTCTTCTTCGGAAACAGGATATTCAATAGGAAATACGATTTCACCGCCTGCTTCAATGGCTTCTTTTGTCTGGACTTTAACCATTTTTCTTATCATAACCATCTTTTGGCTTTTTACATTTAGGCATTTATCCATTTCTTCATCGTCTGCAAATAGAACAAGCAGGTTGTATAGGTCGCTTTTATCTACTTCTGCTGATTTATCCCCTATAGTAAACTTTATTTTCTTACAATTCAATACTTCAGGACTATAATTAGCTTCTATTTTTATTCCATCCCATTCAAATTTGCTATATTTAGATATCATATTTTCTTGCTTCGTTTTCTAATTCTTTAAAGAAATTAATTAAATGGTCACGACCGCCCTCAGCTTCTGCTCTTTGCCATATTGTTTCAAACTCGGTTTCCCTTTTAATTGGACCATCTAAATCTAAACCTTTTATATAACCAGCTAGAAACTCTTCAACTACTGGCCATCCAATATGCGTTTGAACTTCCTGTAATAGTTTTCGCTTGTTATTATCCATATTATAGTGGCATACTGCCCATTGCCTTAGTTTCCGCTCCCTTCATACTTCCCATAGCCTGTTTTAAGGGGTTGCTAATATCACTGGGGGCAACGACTGTATTTGAACTTGGTTTGGCTGGCATTCCAGGCATTTCGCCCTGTTCTATGCTATTTTGGTCTACAAATAGGCTATTTTCAGGCTTCTGTTGTTCGGCTTCAGCCATCTCTTCCTTTTCTTTTTCTAATATTTCAGGGTTGTTAACTGCTTGTAAGAGGTCGTCAAATACCCAATTCTCTGGGTTTTCGTCATTTATATCTAAAATCTCGTATAAAGGATGGTATAAAGCAATAGCAACTTCTTTTCCGCCATCTGGAGTATACATTTCGCCTGTTTTTGGGTCTACGTGCTGATACCAAAGAGATGCCATCTGTTGAACTACTGGGGAAACTACATTGAAAAGCTCTAATTTACGCTGTTTCTCTAATTCAGGGTTTGGACTTATAATTGATTTAGCCTTGATTGTAATTTTTCCATCCCATTTAATGTTTTCAAGTGGGAAATCTTCGCTTCCCATCTTAAAGAAGCGTCTTTCAGGGCTTTCAACTAACGAACCATCCCTATCTTGTTCTAATCCAAGGTCAATATCTGAATAATATTCCCCTTCAATTTCTCCATTTGGCAAGTTCTTTAATTTGGTAGCCTTTTTATTATTCTCTTCTTCAAATGATAACAACTCTTTGCTGTTTGCGAACTTCTTTATCTCTGGAACTGAATATACTTGATTAGCCCAAGAAAGCGTCAGGTAAGCGTCTTGCTCTATCGCCTTAGCGATGTTAAGTAAAGGTATGTTTAAACGCTTTAGAGCGGAGTCCTTGGCGTGTAGCACCTCGCCCAAAGTCTTTCCACCGACTTCACCCTCCAAAGTTGGGGTTATTCCAGTATTGTCATCCATTCTTGCTTTTAAATTGTCAATCATCTCTGGAGCTCTGCGGTCATAGTCAATCTTGATTTGGTCAATGGTTGTTCCAGGTTTCTTTTGAACCATTTTGTCTGGGGAAATAGTGATTTGGTTTTCTCCATCCATAAGTGGACCAGTGTAGAATATCATCGGATAAATTGCCATTGTTAACTGGTCAATACTCATATTAGAGAAGCGGTCATACAGCATTTTGTTGTTCTTTATAAGTTCAAACAATCCAATTCCGTATATTGTTCTTGGGTCACGCTCTAACCAATAAGCATACCAAAGTGTTAATTTGCCGTCATCGTTTGGAAGTGGGGAATAGTAAAGAACAATGTTTTTCTCTCCAGGAACATTGATAACATACAAATCTTTCTTTTTGTTTTCGTAAAAGCCCACTGTAACCATATCATCCCTAGATTTGGTGGCTGAGTTTAAGCCTTCACTATCTTGGGTTATTGTTCCGCCCTTAACAGCCTTGGCGTTCTTATACATTCCAAACTCTTCTTCAAAATCTTCCAGGGAATAATCTTTCTCATAATACCAGTCGTTAACTGAAAATGGGTCAGTTAGGTTAGCTTTGTCATCAATCCAAGTGCGGTATAAGTCAAGCTTCTCTCTGTAAATATCGTTGAACTCAACTATCTGTATCTTTTTATACTTGTTATTATCTGGGTTTTCGGTGTCAATTTCTTCTAAAATCTGCTTATCTCTTTTTAAAATGCGTGGAACTGTATGCCCAACAGCAAATCCATACTTAGCGAGGTCAAATACAAATAACTTTAATACTTCAATGCTGTTGTTAATTTCCCAGTTTCTTTTCCAAATAGCTTTGGCAATGTTGTTTCTCTTTTCATACTTTTCGCAGGTGGCTTTCATTACAGCTTCAGGGTTCTGGTCTATTAAAATAGAAAGAGCCGTCTGTATCTTAACTAACAAAGTCGGCTCTGAAAGTGTAGAACGCCATTTAGCTTTGTCTGCTTCAGTTGTTATGTCTACTATTTTTGCATTTGCGTTTGTATTTCCTGCATCTTCATCTGCTATTGTAACTAATGTTGAAACTGCACTTGTCGCTAACAGGTCTTTGGGTTTATATTCCCTGTCAGCCTTTTTCATCATTTCCTCAAAGTTAAAGCCGTCAAGTATATCAGTCTTTGTCTTTTTTAATACAGGAATACGCTTATCTAAGAATAAGTTAATCTTTTTCTCTTGTTCTGTTGGCTGGTATTCTTTAGCTTCTTTCTTTTTGAAGTTTATTGATTTTTTCATTTTAAGATTTTGGCGTCCTCTTAGTAATAATCTTTTTGTTGTATACTATCTGATTGACTTTCTAATTTCTTTTTGGCAAGTCTTGCCATTATCCTTTCTTCTACTGACTTCGGTTGTGCTGTTACATTAATTATCTCTGCTGGAGCATTTTGTCTAACAAAGTGGCAAATACCTACTGAAAGAACTTCGTCATCGTGTTTGCCCTCTGCAGCTTCTGGTCTACCTTGGTCGTTTCTTATAAAAGTAAGGGCTTCATTTAGGAATGGCTTTGTCCATATTCCTAAGTTATTATTTACTTCTACTAATAAATTGTCAAGCATTACTTTTCTACCTTGGCTTCCTGTTCCTGTATGGTATCCTAGTTTCTTGCCAACAGCGTGAGTTACTTCTTCCACTTGTTCTCTCCAGTAAAGGTTTGGGTAATTGTATTTTTCGTTAAGTTCTGTTAGAACCCAAAGCCCTGTATTACTTTCTACTGCTAAATAGGCTTTGTTATACCATAGACCAATATCGTTTAGTAATTCTGCGTAATCGTCTGGGCGTATCTTGTTAGAATTAAACCCAAACGCTGGCATTGCTGTCTTATTGTTAATTCCGTTAGCCGAACTGCTGTCGTTATTCTTCCCTTCAGCAACATCGGCTCCGATAACATAGCAAATAAACTCTTGTGGCTTCTCGTATATCTTTAAATCTCCATCCAAGTAATAATTATATAGCTTCGCTGGCATTTCATTAGCTTTCATCTCTATAGGCTCAGGTGCCAGTGCTATTTGTTCAATTAACTTTTCCTTATTGAAAAATGTATTACCGCTAGCAACAAAGGCTTCTTCTGGAGTGTTTGGGTATTCTTGGTGCATCTTATCCCAGTCCTTCTTCAAGCCCAACCACTTCAGATAGTAATATGTAATTTCTAAATCGCTGTATCCGTAAAGTTCCTGTATTTCCTTAAACTTTTTGCTCTCGTCCATTTCTGCTGTCGGTATGGCGTGTTCAATCTTTCTTATTTCTTCCTTATCCCAAGTCCAGTTGTAAAAGTGTGCTGTAAACTCTGTTGGGAGTGCAGGGCGTTTCCTATTCCAAGCTTCCATAAACATTTCGTAGAATATTCCACTCATCCCCTCGGCTGTGCTTTCTATGTCAATTCTCCCTTCAATCGGAACAGCTGGGAAAGTTCCCGAAATTATCTCATCGGCTCTTGCAGGGTATTTTCGGCATAATTTCGCTAGCTCTGAGACGTGGACTCGGTTGTAAGTTCCAGAACGACCAGAGTTGGCAACAATAAAGGTGCTAAACTCTCCATCTCCAAATCCGAACTTTAATTTGTTTGAACTTTCTGCGTCAACCTGATAAAGTGCTGTTAAGTCTTTGTCTAAGTTCTGCCAAGCAAATGAAACTTTCTTGTCAAATATCTCGGTTGCATCTTCTTTAGTGTGGGCAATAAACAGGGCGGAAAAGTTAGAATTGAAAAGAACATCGTCTAGGGTGTCAATACTTTCGTCTGTTGTAAAGCCAAGCTGTCTTGACTTTAGTATTATATTTCTGTTTGTCTTCTTAATTTGGAAATCTCTTTGGGCTTCGTTTCTTTGGAACTTTATCTTCTGTAAATCTTTATTAACAATCTTATAAAGGTTATTGACTCTCCAGTCTTTATTCAGCAAGTTCTTCCCCATCTGGGTTGTCTTCATCTCCGACATAATTGTTTCTTAATTTATTTAGGAGTCCAGATATTGTTAAACTTCCCTCAACTGCAATATTTTGTTTAGCTTTTCCAAATACCCTGTCTACTAAACTATCCAAAGCCCTATTGTCTGGCTTCTCTGTTGTCATAAAATAATAGTCGCACTCATCCCTGTCGTCAAAATCGCCTGCCAAATAACTTGCTATCTCTGTTTGGCTTTTTACAATTTCAGGTTTCGCCCCTTTTGGAACAACAAACTTATCTTCTTTCTCTACGTAAATCTTCTTTATCTTAAATAAATACTGGCATCCTTTCGCTAAATTCATCTGAGAGTCAACAAGTCCTTCAATGCTGTCTAAAACTCTCTGCTTAAAATAGTTCTCGGCTTCTAATCTCTCTCTTGTCTTTTTTGTCTTCATTCCCTTAGGCATTCCTGCCCCTTTTCGTTTGCCACCCCAGTTTGATTGTTTTTTCAAGGTTTCAAGCTTATTATTTTCTTTTACCATACGATTGTTTATCTATTTTCTCCAATATTTCCTTTAAAATTAAAGGCTTCCCCAGGGATTACCTCTATAATATTAACTTGTTGCTCATCTCTAAATAGTAATAGTTTCTTTAACTCTTTTAAAAAGTTCTTTCTCCACTCTTCCCTGCTAGAGAATTTGTTATCGTTCAAATATAGCCACTCTAATATTTTGTAATACTCTCTCATACTTGGTTTGAAAGGAGGGGAAAGAGCGTTGACTCAAATTTAGACTTTTTAATCAGCCTTTCCCCATCCTTTGTATAGTTATTTGAATAACCTGTAAACTTGTTTTAGCTCTTCTAGTATTTCTTTCTTTTTCATCTTACTAATTTTTTCCCCCTCATATTTTTAATCGTTATTCCCACCACTGAAAGTTTCAGTGATGAGTTCCTGCCAAGGCACCATCTTGCGATGATGGGAATAAAGACTAAGCCCTTTTGATAAAAAACATTGCGTCTTGTAAACTTAATACATTACCATACATCTTTCCGCTTAAAGATTGTGCAAAAAACATTAAATACCTTGCCCTTTCGTTTCTATCTTTTATATTTTTTAAAACCCACCTGTATTGTTCTTGGTATGCTTCCAGTTCTTGGGTTGTTCTGAATGCTGTGTCTGTGAAATACCTTTCCCACCACTCTCTCCATCCTGAAGCTTGTTGTTTAATGTGAACTTTCTCGTGTTCTAATAGGTCTGGTGAAATTTCTCCTTTGCTATAAATTGTATCGCCTACTGTAAAAGTTGTTCCTTTTTCAAAATCTATTCCAAACATCTCTACCGCCCTGTTGTATATTTCTTTTGGTGGCAATTCTTTTGAAGTTTTAAACATAATTTCATCTTTAGCTGAAATTGCTTCCGCTGATTGTTTCGGCTGAAGTTTTTTCTTTAAAAAATTATTCCAAAATTTCATCATAAGTTGCAGGGGTTGGATTTGAACCAACGACCTCTTGCTTATGAAACAAGTGAGCTGCCACTGCTCTACCCTGCCATAGCCCTTTTTCAGGGCTTCCTTGTATTATTTTCTTGGTTTTCTTTTTCCACCACAAGGCATATGTTTAAAATTAAGAAAGTTTGCACACCAGCCTGAGCCAGCGTGTCGTCCTAGACGAAGGAATTTCACTGTTCTTGCAATTTAGCAAGGTTTCAAGAACCGAGAACGGTAAAGTCTTTCAACCTATTTATAGTATACCTCTTTTTTTGAATAAAGGCAAGGGTTTTTTGGCTCCTAATTCATTGGGCTTTAGAGGGCTTGCTTTTTTTTCAAAAAAAAGCTATAATATAAGCGTTGGTTTAAAATTATCACCCCAAAATAAAAAGTCTACAAATTAGAAGAACTCTGCTAGGACATAATATTAAATGGGGTGATACCAAAAATATTATATCTTAACAGAGTTTTTTTATGACAAATCAAACAACGAGGAAAAACATTTACGCTTGTATTGAAAGTCAAATGGGTCCAATGCCTAAAGGTTTAAAGGGAGTTATTTCAAAATTACTAAAAGAATATGCCCAATCCCATAACAGGTGTTTAACCAAAATGAACAACGACCTTTTAATTATAGTAAACAAACAGAACAGAACTATAGATAAATTAAAAAACAAACCTGTTCGCCCTTTGCATACGAATAACAAAATAGAAAGGGAATTAATTTCATAAATATGAGCGTAAATAAAAATAAGAAAATTGATATTTTAAAAAGAGATAATTATATTTGCCAATATTGCGGAAAGAATTTAATATTTGAAGAATTAGAAAAAATACATCTTGACCATTTTATCTCTAAAAATCTTGGCGGTTTGAGTGAAAAAGAAAATTTAAAAACTTCTTGTGAAAAATGTAATTGTTCAAAAAACTATAAAGACATAGAAGAGTGGCGTTTAGAGTTAATAAATAAAATAAACGAAAGAATAGAATTTCTAAATTATTACGGTATTGATATAGAAAAGATTACAAATTACAAATTTTACTTTGAAAACTATGGCAAACTTTAAACAAATCCAAGTCCGAATATGGCAGGATAATTGGTTCTTGTCCTTAACTCCAGAAGAAAAGTTGTTTTGGATTTATATTATAACAAACGAGCATAGCCATATCTCTGGTCTTTATGAATTAGCGAAGCCCCTTATAAGCCCCTGCACTGGCATCAAAGATTGGGAAAAGATTTTAGCTAAGTTTGAAAAAGATGGAAAAATTAGAACATACAAAGATTGGATTTACATAATTAATAAAAGAAAACACCAACCAATAAGCAATAATGTAAGAGATAACGCTAATATTTCTATAGAAAACTACTTTAAAGAGAACTCTGAAATATATGATAAAGTTAACAAGCCCCTTGAAGCCACTTCAAGCCCCTTGAAGCCCCTTCAACCTAAGTCCACGACCCTCTCCGAAATAGAAATAGAAATAGAAAGGGAAATAGAAAGAGAAACTATTAATAATAATGCAACGAAAAGCGTTGCAAAAACAGATAGTATTAACTTAGTAATGGAAAAGTTTTATGAATTTAATCCAGGACTAAACTTTGGAAACAAAACTCAAAGAAAAGCAACAGAAGATTTAATTAAGAAATTTACTTTAGAAAACCTTATAGGGATGGTTGAATGGTATAAAACTAAAATGTCAGATAAATACTGCCCCACTGCAACAACCCCATTAGCGTTTAAAGAAAAAATCGGCGACATAAAGGTCTACGCTGATAAACTTAAAAATAATAATAATATAGTTAACGATTTAGGAAACATATGAATTATTTCGTAATTTATAAGGGTTCTAGTGAAAAAGAACTAGTTCCAGAAGTTGTAGCTAACGCCCTGTTTGAAGCAAAATCTCCTAAGATAGCTTGGAATGGAGCATTAGGTAGAAAACAAATAGACCTTGCTACAGTAGGAAGAATAATTCCAGAAGAAGAATACTACTTAAGCCACCCAGATGAAAGACCGCAAAAACCTATTGAAAACCTATTGCCACCTGTTAAATATTACAACAAAAACGAAAGAATTAATGCTGTTCAAAATTTAATAAATGGTATGGAAAAGTTCGTTAAGCAAAACCCAAACGCTTACAAGGCTAAAGGGCTTTTGGAAAAAATGAGAGAAAGAAAAGAAAGGTTCAAAAACGAACAAGAACAAAAAACAACAATTAAAAATATAATTAAATTTTAAAACTATGGAAAAATTAGAACAAAACTCATTTCTGCTTGAATTAGCAGAAAGAAACAAAGAAATTATCTACAAAGATAATAAAACATTAGCTAAATTAGATTGGCTAAGACCTTGGGCAAAAAATCCAAGAGATGCAGGAAAGAAAGACTTAGGAAAACTAGAAGCCCAAATTGAAGAGTTGGGCGTATACAAACCGCTTATTGTTTATTTAGAAAAAAATAATGCTACAATATTGGGCGGAAATCAAAGATACAAAATACTAAAATCGTTAAGAGAAAAGTATGCCAAGCAAGGTAGCGATAAGTATGAGTATGTTTGGGTTAGCGTTGTTAACGCAGATAACGATATAGATAAAGTTAAGTATTCTCTTAGCGATAACTTTTCAGCTGGAACTTACAGTAGGGATAAGCTTAAAGAAATTCTAAACGCCGAGCAAGGAAACTTGTTTTCAAATTATGAACTTGACTTCGGAGGGAAGCAAGAAATAGATGAGTTTATTGCTTCTATAGAAAAAACAGAAAACGAACTAAAGATGGAAAATGTTTCCAAGCAGTTAAAAGATATTGGCATTGACGATGAAATTATTGAAGATATCAGGGCTATGTCAAACCTTGAAGAAACAGAATTTAAGCAAGAAAAAATACTTGGAACTGGTGCTATCCAATTCAAAGATAGAAAGATTTTTGTTCTTAAATTAGTTTTTGGAGATGAAAATGAAGAATTATATAGCGAACTCTTAAAAACTTACAACGATGGCTCTAATATCTTAAAAGAAAAGGATGGCGATTTATACCAAAGGCTAATTTCTGTTTATGGCAAAGGTTCTGGTGATGTTCTTGTTAAAACATTACATCTACTTGAGAACTTGGCAAGCCTGCCAGCTGTTGAAACTTTCAAAGAAAAAAGAGCAGAAGAAAAGATAGCGGATAAAAAAGCAGTAGAAGATTATGAAGAGTTATTCGCTAACGGAAAAGAAACATTAATATAAAACTATGAAATATCAAAAATCATACAATAGCCCAAGGTTAAATGGGCAATTCCCATTCTGTAGTTTTCCATTTGCTTTAGATACATACAGCGGTTGCACTCACCTTTGTAAATACTGCTTCAGTTATACGAATTATCTGATAAACTGCTCTACAAAGGGAAACGATAAGGACTTCTTTTCTATGGCTAAAACCATAAACATAAGAAATCTTGAAAGGGCGTTTGAAGAAGAAAATCCAAAGGATAGCAAGCAAATTAAAATATACAGAAAATTAATTAAGCAAAGAGTTCCAATGCACTGGGGCGGTATTAGCGACCCTTTTAGCGAATACGAATTGCTTAGCGATGAAAAGGTTAGCTTAGAATGTTTAAAGCTGTTCAATAAACACCAATACCCAATAATTATGTCAACTAAAAGCAAGTGGTTGCATAAAAGCCCTGAATACTTAAAAGAAATTCAAGAAAATAAAAACTTCATTTTTCAGGTTAGCCTTATTTCTTTTAACGAGAAAATGAAAAAAATTGAACCTGGAACTACTGTTGAAGCAAGATTGGAACTGATAAAAATAATGGCTAAAACAAACAGGGTTGTTGTTCGCTGTCAGCCTTTTATTCCAAACTTAGATACAGATGAAGAAATTGAACACTTCTTGAAAACACTATCAGAATTAGGAGTCAGTGCTGTTACAATAGAGTTCTTAAAACTTTCAGCGTTCCAAACAAAAGAAGTAAAACAAGTTATGAATGAGTTATCCGAAGCCTTGGGTTATGATGTTTTAAAGTTTTACAGATTTAAAGGGCAAAAAGCTGGAACGGACTTTGAATTAAGGTTTAGTTATAAGTTGCCGATATTAATTAAATTTAGAGATTTATGCCATAAGTATGGTATGGAGTTCTATTCCGCTGAAAACTCAATGAGAGAATATGGTGATGGTGCTACTTGTTGCGGAGTTCCTGCCGAATACCCTGGATTTGAAAACAGGATGAAAGCACAAAGTTCAAACGCTGTATTTAAAGCTAGAGAAAATGGAAGAGTTTATTATAAAGATATTTTTGGAAATATGGCTGAGAGTGATAAAGCATTTTTAGAAGAAGAAATTGGACCTTGGTTGAACTTAGGAAGCACTGAAGGTCACTTACGCTCCGAGGGCAAAACATTTTTAGACAAGGCTTCCCAAATCTGGGATAACCCTTCAAGCCCAAACAACCCTGCCCAATTCTTTAAAAATCTTGAAGCTGATGGTCTTGATGAAGATGGTCATATTATTTATAAGTATGTAAAATCTGAAGGCTCTTGTAGTGGTTGCCCCCACGCCAAAGGTTGTATGCTATAGGAAACTAAGCTTCGCTTTGCAGTGGCTAAAATAACTAGGTATAAAACAATGGAAAAGAATAAATACAAGTATTGGGTTGACCTTATAAAAGCAGGTCAAATAAAAATAAGCACAAAGTGCCTTTCAATGAGATTATCTTGCACAAAAGAAATGAGAGCTATTTGTAATGGAGCTTGTTGCAGGGGGCATAATTCTGTTATGCTCCCTACTTACGCTGACGGTGAAGAAGTCATCCAAGATGTTGAAAAATATGTTGAAGATAGAAAAGTAAAATTTGACAAAGATGGAAATTGTAAAATGATTGAATACTGCATAAAAGATGGAGCAGGTAGACCGATAGAGTGTAAATTAGCACCACTAGGATTTAACAAGTCTGGTAGGTTAATTACAAAAAGATGGGCTTGGTTTCGCCCTTGCCCTGCTTATGGAAAAGGTGAACCAATTTATATATCAATGAAAGATTGTTTAATAGAAACTTTCGGAGAAGAAATATACAAAACAATTTGTTGGATGGTGGAAAATAATATACAAGACTATGTCAAATCTAATACGAAATAACACTCCAGTTGAACATTACCATATAAACAATGGAGAAAAACAGCATTTTTCATTCTGGGTTAAGCGTGAAGATTTAAGCACAACTCCTCCTTTGCCTGCACTTGCTAAATTACGTGGAGTTTACAAAAGAATGTTAAAACTTAAAGAACAGGGAGTTAAAAAAATAGCAGTATTTGATACTAGAATTTCTAAAAGTGGTTTGGGTTGTGCTGGATTGGCAAATGAAATAGGAGATATAGAAGTAACTAATTTTTATCCTCATCTTATTTCACAAATTGGAGTGCCAGAAAACCAACAAAAAGTTTTAGATATTGGTCACAAAATACAAGGTATGAAGGGCGGTAGAACAGCTGTTCTTTATTCTCAAATGAAAAAGATAGCAGAAAAAGAAGGTATGTATGCTATGCCACTTGGGCTTGTCGTTGTTGAGAGCGTCCAAGGAGTAATTGAAGAATGCGATAATCTTCCTTTTATTCCTGACACTATAGTTATGCCAGTTGGCTCAGGTATGATGTTGGCAGGTGTTACAATAGCTCTTTCTGGTAAAGTTAAAAAAATAATTGGGATAAGTGCAGGTATGTCACCATCAAGGCAAAGAAAAAGAATTAGTGATTTGCTTGGAGTTGACTTGCCAATTAATGTTGAGATAATAAAATCGGAAAAGAGTTATTACGAGCCTGAAGAAATTGAAACGCCTTTTCCCAGTTCTCCTTGGTATGACAAAAAAGCATACAAGTGGATGTTGGAAAACTTTGACAAATTAGATGGTCGTGTGTTGTTTTGGAATGTGGGAGTATAAACTAAATTATATGAGAGAAATAAAAGCAATTAAGAAAAATGACCCAGCTTCAAGTGGAATAGAATTCATCTTGTATCCTGGATTGTATGCAATTCTTGTTCATAAAAACATTTCTCATAAACTTTATAAACTAGGTTTAAGATTTTGGGCTAGGTTTATATCTCAAATTATGAGATTTTTAACAGGTATAGAAATACATCCTGGGGCAAGAATTGGTGATGGTTTTTTTATTGACCACGGATTTGGAGTTGTAATTGGTGAAACTGCTGTAATAGGAAATAATTGCACAATGTTTCATAATTCAACCCTAGGTGGCACTGGAAACGAAAATGGAGACAGGCATCCAAAATTAGGAAACAATGTTTTCGTTGGTTCTGGTGCAGTAATTTTAGGAAATATTAAAATTGGAAACAATGTAAAAGTTGGTGCCAATGCAATCGTAACAAAAGATATTCCTGAAAATTGCACAGTAGTTCTTTTTAACAAAATAAAGGGGTTGAAATAAACCCATTTAAAAAAACTTTTTTTTATTTTTTATTTTTTTATTTTTGGCGTTTTGTTTTGCCTTGTGTTTACAGGGGGTTTTAAGGGCTTGCCTTTTTTAAAAAAATACGCTATACTTAAGTTGTAAGGTTGAGAAAAGAAAAGTTGCGGTTCATAACCAATACCATTTTCAACCGAGCAAATTTAAAAATATCCTGAAGTCTTTGCTCCAGCTTAACTTTGGGAGAAAACATTCTATTTCAATTATTTACTGGACACAGGAATAATTGAAAAAACGAATTTGTTAAAGCTCAAATTCATTGGCTTAAGCAGGAATGTTTAAAAGAGATTAACTTCTCTTAAACCTTAACATTAGGCAAACCAAAACCTCAATTTTATAAAATACAGACGCCGACCTAAAAGCTTAACTCTCGTTCTACCTTAGTTATTTAGTTAAGGGGATAACTAAGGTAGGCTCGTAAATTTAATAAATTAAAAAACAAAAGTATGAACAAAGAAACATTAAAAAAAGTAATAGAAGAAAAGTTAGTTAGATTACAAGACTGGACAATAAATTATAGTAAAAATGCTCAAGGAGATTTATTGGCAATAGATGAAATGGGAGCAGAAAGACAATTAAGAAGAATTAAGGAGCAAATGGAAAGATTAGAGGCTTTAAGAAAAGATACTTTAGAAGGAATTGTTGGACTAGTGGAAATGTTAATAGAACGAGAAAAAATAATTAACCAATAAAAAATCATATGAAAAACAATTATGAATTTAAAGATTTATTTGACGCAGATAAATCATTAAGCCAAGAAGGAAAAGAAGCTAGAGCTAAAGTAAGCGTAAGCCAATTAGAACAATT